TGCTTCTGTTTCTTCTCCGGGAGTAAACGTTGCTTCTCCAACAAATTTTACAAATACTTCAATGGCGGCTGTACCTGATTTTACAGGTTATGCGCCGATAGTACCGTCGGTTACGTCGGCAGAGGGAATAATGGGATTAGATTCTGGGCAAGGTAGTCCTTTTGTTTACACGGCGTATATGCCCGAAGCTTACACGCCGGCGGTAGGCACATTAGCGTTGCCGCCGTTGGGGTAAAGAATGGCTGAATATGACCGCTATATAAACTTACCTGGTTTTGATAACGTAAATCGTGCGCTTACTTTATTAAATGTTCCAAAAGATATTGTTGGTAATTTAGGTGACGCGTCGGTTGATGCGATTGTTAATCCTGACGATCTTCCAATGCGGGAAAGAATTGGTAGGGGTATTGAATCTTTGGTTGGCACTGCGGCCTATGGTTTGACGCCTTTGTTTGCAAGATTCGGAGGCCAAAAGGCGGCGCAAGCTATTCCTGAAATTTTCATGGGTTTTAGTGGTCCGCAGGCGGCGGAAGAGGTTGTTAAGGATGTTGTACAAGATCCGAGTCGGCGGGATTTTTTAAAAGGGGCTGCGGCTACTGCTGGGATAGCAACGGTTGCTCCTAGTGTGATAACTGACGTTGCCACGCAGGTAGCGAAACGCGGCCCGGGGGCCCCTCGCACCAGTATTTTTACGTCTGCGGCTGCAAATATACGGGAGTTGAAAAGACAAATTCAAGATCTTCAAGAAATAAAAGATGACATTGATTTCAGGGACAATCCAAATGAGACGCCGGCACTTACGAAAGAATTAGATGAACAGTATGTTCAGGCAAGCAGGGATCAAGATGCTAATGAACAAATACTTAAAGACGAATATAATGAAGTTTTTGAAATGCTTAATGATGATCCGGTTTTAATAAAGAATGCACCGGACAATGATTTAGAGTTTGTTTTAGAAAATGTTTATGAAGATAATGTAGATATCTACGACGTCGTAAAAAATTTAAATCTTGAAAATGATATGTCTGACGTTATTGCTGATGAGATAAAAACAAGAAAACTACATTTGCAAAAAGACAAAAATGGTATTGATAAGTATCCATACGCAAGATTGTTTTTAGAAGATTATCAGGAAATAAATCTTGGCCCTATTTCAATGCCCAATCCATCAATGCAGATGGTTCGCAAAGCTGATTTTGCAGATGATTTCTTAAAAACAAACGCAAAAAAAATAAATGATAAAAATATTGAAGACATAATAGATGACGGTAAGATAGCAAAAGAAAGCGCTGATGAAATAAATAAAAAAGTTATTCGATATGCAGAGAAAAACAACATCAGTGCCCCAAGACGAGCTTTTGATAATCCAAAAGTTGAGTACGTCAGCACTACAGAAATTGCAGACAATATAGCACAATTTAATTTTCCGAGATATGACGTGGGTAAATTTGGTGGTGATCTTCCAAGCGGAAATTTAAATGAAAACCCACAATTTTTGGAACAATTTGAAAAATCTGGACAAGAAACACTGAAAGAAAACATCTTCAATGAAGGTATAAAAGAACCAATTGAAATAGAATTAGTTTTATCCAATGGAGAAATATCAATAGGTCAAGGGCATCATCGTTTACAAGCTGCGATTGAACTTAATCTGCCAGAAGTCCCAGTTATTGTGAAGACAAAAGAAATGCCAAGACCTCTTCAAGCTGCTGCCGTGCGACCCGGCAGATTAGATACGTCAGGATTTGAACTTTACAAGGATTATTCTTACTCAGATTTGAATATTTCTGACAGGTTGATTGAACCTAAAGAAACTTTAGAAGAAATTCAACGAAGAGGCGGATCGGGATTTTTAAACCCTGAAACAGGAGAATTTACTGATAGAAGATCTCCACGTTTTTATACTCCGATGAGAGAGGGTTTCTTCCGAAGAACCGATAAAAAAGCCATGGGCGGTCCTATTGAGGGCATCGCGTCTCTTAACAACGTAGCCCGGGACATGTATCGCGGCCCACGGGGCATTGATGCGTATCAACAGTTTACGCCTGGCGGTTATGTATAGCTAGGCATTTAAAAAAAAACATGTTAGGTTAAGCTAGTTTTGGAGAAAATATATGGCACGACCACCAAGTAATCCATCGGTTTCTTTTGTAGAGCGAGAAAATGATGACCCTGAGATCCAGGGTTTAACTGATGATATAGACATCGAGATGCCCGGCACTCAAATGCTTGAGCGCGAAAATCTTGACGGTATTGAGATTGAACAAGGCGACGATGGGGGCGTTATTGTTGATTTTGACCCGCAGGCGGCGGAGCAAGAGCGTGAAGAAGAGTTTTACACTAATTTAGCCGAAAATATGGACGCGAGTGACCTGGGAGTCGTTTCAAATGATTTGTTAGGTCAATACGATAGCGCAAAAGCATCAAGAGAAGAGTGGGAACAGTCCTATTCAAGTGGTTTAGACTTGCTGGGATTTAAATATACTGAAAGAACAGAGCCTTTTCGAGGTGCCACTGGGGTAACACACCCGCTTTTGTCCGAAGCTGCCACCCAATTTCAGGCGCAAGCCTTCAATGAGATGCTGCCCCCGGAAGGCCCGGTGCGAACGCAGGTTCTTGGTGAACTTACTGCCGGTAAAGAGGACCAAAGTAGGCGTGTAAGAGAGTTTATGAACTATTACATGACCAACGTAATGGAAGAATATACTCCAGAATTTGACCAAATGCTGTTTTATTTACCTCTTGCGGGAAGCACATTTAAAAAAGTTTACTATGATTCAAACTTGGATAGGGTTGTAAGTAAGTTTGTACCTGCGGAGAACCTTGTGGTGCCGTATGATGCGTATGACTTGGACACGTCCCCGTTTTTAGCGCAAGTAATACGTCAACCTTGGAATGATGTAAGAAAACAACAGGTCAACGGCTTCTATAGAGACGTTGAATTACACCCATCACAGGCCCCGTCAACTGATGCTGCAACGCAGAAAGACGAAATAGACGGTCAAATGCCGTCAAATATTGATTATGATGTCACTTTGTTAGAGTTTCACGTGGATTTGGACCTTGCGGGGTACGAAGATGTTGATGAAAACGGCGAAATGACCGGAATAATGCTGCCTTATGTTGTCACAATATCCGAGGACAGCAGTCAGGTGCTTTCAATAAGACGAAATTGGAATGAAGAAGACCCAAATAGACGAAAAATACAATATTTTGTGCATTATAAGTTTTTACCAGGCTTTGGTTTCTATGGATTGGGTCTAATTCATACGATTGGCGGCCTTTCGAGGACTGCCACGGCGGCACTGAGGCAGTTGATTGACGCTGGAACGCTTTCCAACCTCCCGGCGGGTTTTAAGGCCCGTGGACTGCGTATTCGAGACGATGACGATCCTCTTCAGCCCGGAGAGTTCCGTGATGTAGACGCTCCTGGTGGGGCTATCCGCGATAGTCTTATGCCGCTGCCTTTCAAAGGCCCGGATGCAACGCTTTTTAATCTTTTAGGCTTTGTAGTTCAGGCTGGCCAACGGTTTGCCACTATTACTGACATGAAAGTAGGCGACGGGAACCAGCAAGCGGCTGTTGGTACGACAGTAGCGATGCTTGAGCAGGGGGCTCGTGTTATGAGCGCGGTGCATAAACGTATGCACTACGCTATGAAACAAGAATTTAAACTTCTTGCCCGGGTTATGAGTGAAAGCTTGCCCCAAAAGTACCCGTTTAGCGTTGCGGGTGGTGAAGAAACGATTATGGCAAGTGATTTTGATGACCGGGTGGACGTCATTCCGGTTTCCAATCCAAATATTTTTAGCCAGGCCCAGCGCATAGCACTTGCTCAGACGCAGATGCAGTTAGCTGCGCAAGCACCGGACCTCCATGATACCTATGAAGCGTTTAGGCGTATGTACGAGGCTCTAGGCGTCCGTGACATAGATAAAATACTTAAACCCAAGGTTGAGACAGAAAAAACACCCACCGATCCAGCGCAAGAAAACATTAATTCTCTTGAGCAAATGCAACTTAGGGCGTTTCCAGGACAAAATCACGACGCACATGTTATGGCGCATTTAACTTTTGGAGCGTCTGCAATAGTTCAACAAGCGCCGGGCGTTGCTGTTAATTTACAAAAACACGTGCTCGAGCATTTAAAACTTAAAGCGGAAGAAAGAGCTATGGCTGAAGTACAAAAGCTGGCACCTGGGCAGCAAATGAATGCAGACGTTGAAGTGATGATGCAAGGTCTTGTAGCACAATTTATTGCTGAAGAACTTCAAGCTGCACGTCAGTTAAGTATGACAATTGCTGCTGGTGGAGAAAATAAACCTGATCCACTTGTTGGATTAAAAGAAAAAGAGCTACAAATAAGACAACAACAGGTGCAAGCAAATATTGCACAAGACCAAGCAGAATTGCAGCTTGATAGAGAGAAAGCTGCGGAGAGGGCTCGTGAGTTTAATGTAAGACTGCAACAACAAGCCGAACTTGCAGATGACAAATTGCGGGCAAGTAGAGAACGTGAAATAATGAGACTACAAACACAACTTCAAACACGGAGACAATAATGCCATCAGTTAAAATTATGCGAGGTCAGGTTAACGCTCCTACTGCTACAAACAAGGCTGAAATAAAAGGCCAGGGCAGCATACCTTACGCTCAAGCAAAAGAAGAAGCTACGCCAAATATAGCAAAAGCAAAAGTCACAACCGGTAAAAAACGCGGTATGGGCGCTGCTTTGCGCGGCAGTAGGTTCACAAACGCATAAAAAAATATGGACCCGGTTAGCTGCGTAGCTTTAGCGACAGGGGCGTATAAAACGCTCAAAGCTGCGATAGGCACAGGTAAAGATTTACAAGAAATGACAGGAACTTTGTCACAATGGGGCAAAGCTTTCTCTGATTTCTCTAATCTCGAAGAGCGTGAGAAAAACCCTCCGTTTTGGAAAAAGACTTTTAAGGGGTCTGATGAAGAAACAGCTTTAGAAATATTTGCTAATAAAAAGAAAATGGAACAAATGCGGGCTGAGATAAAAGACCACATCTCTTGGAACTATGGGCCGAGTGCTTGGAAAGAGGTCTTGGCGATTGAGGCAGATATGCGTCGGAAAAGAAAACAAGAGTTGTACCGAAAGCAAGAACAGATGGATGCCCTTATCAACTTTGCTATTGGTGCTACAATATTTGTAGTTAGTGGTGGTATTTTGTTTGTTGCCTTTTACTATTTAGGCAAGTGGCAAGGTAGGTGGTAAATGTGGGTATTGCTTTGGTTACAGGTAATAAGTGGCAACTTTGACCACTACCATGTAGGAAGTTATTCCAGCGAAGAAGCTTGCAAGGTGTCTCAAAAAGAAGCAAAAGTTCTTGTAACTAATCAAAATTCTAAAGTTGTCTGTATAAAAATAGAAAGGTGATTTTAGTTGAGCGGCGTAACAAATACATAATATATGACAAACGAGGATATGTTGTTATAATCACGCGTGATAAAAAAGTTGCTATTGCTTATGCGAGGACTTTAAAATGACTGAATTTTCAAAGGCCGATTTAAATAACAACGGCGTGATAGAAAAAGCAGAATGGAATAAGCTTGCTTTAGAAGATCGTCGGCTGGAGATGGTTGACAGAGATCTCAAACGCAATGCAGAAAGGCGCTTTACAGGCTTCGCACTAGCCGGAATGTTAATTTACCCGTTTATCATATTGCTTGCTTCGGTACTTGGATTTGACAAAGCAGCAAGTTTAATAACAGATATAGCAAGTGTGTATGTCATAGCTGCTTCTGGGGTAGTTGCAGCTTTTATGGGTTTTAATGCTTACAGCGCAAAGGCTGAGAGTAAGAAGACCGCTATACAGATGGAGGAAAACTGATGTTACAATCATTTATAGGTCCGATAGCCAATTTAGCGGGAAGTTGGCTTGATGCAAAGTCACAAGCACAAGCTGCAAGTGCAAAGTTAAAACTTACAGAGGCAGAAGCCAAAGCTAAGATCATGCTTAGTAAAGAGACTTCAGTTGCTGACTGGGAACGCATCATGGCGCAGGGTTCTCAATCGAGTTGGAAGGACGAATATTTTGTAATTATTCTAAGTATTCCATTGATCTTGTGTTGGATTCCAGGTGCAGAGGGTTGGGTTGATCGTGGTTTTGAACAGCTTTCAAAAGCTCCTGACTGGTATTTTTACAGCTTGGGCATAGCAATCTCTGCATCGTTTGGTGTCAGGGGAATACAAAAATTTTTTAAGAGGTAATTATGAACAATATTCCTACGGTTTACGCAGTAAAAGAAACTATAAATGAAGTTGATTTTTTAACGTTTGATTGTCCTAAATGTGGTAAAAAACATACGCATGGTTATGGAGAGGGGCACCGAACTTCCCACTGCCAAGATAGAAGTCTGTGGAAGAATGGTTACTACTTAAAGGAAAAACAAGATGAGTGACTTAAAAATACCAGTAGCATTAGTTTTTGCCATGGCAGTGCAATTAGTTGGTTTGGTGTGGTATATTAGCAACATCGTTCACGACATAGAACACCTTCAGGGTCAAGTATCAGCACAACAAGACATCATAGATCTTCTAAATGCTGATGTGAATGATTTGTGGGCGTTCTGTACCTTCACTGAAAATAAATGGGCAGAAGCTTATATAGATGATATGGTGTATGAACGTGTTTGTGGATCGAAAGAGGTTGTGAATGAGTGAAGCATTAAAAAAAGTACAGGAAAAGATTGGCTCTACACCTGACGGCGCGTTTGGCCCTAATACCGCAAAGAAAATATGTAATCATTATGCGTTAAATCCAGAACGTGGAGCGCATTTTCTTGGTCAGTTAGTACATGAAAGTGGTACGTTTAAATACACAGAAGAAAATTTAAACTACTCTACAGAAGCGATTTTAAAAGTTTTTGGTAAATATTTTGAATCTGAAAGCGATGCAGAGCAATGCGCTAGAAACCCTCAAGCACTTGCGGACCGTGTTTATGGTGGTCGTATGGGTAATTCTGGACAAGGTTATTTGTGGCGGGGCCGAGGATTTTTGCAATGCACCGGCAAAAATAATTATTCGCAATTCGCGGCAGATATGGATTTACCGGAAGTTATGAAAGACCCTGATTTAGTTGCCACAAAATATCCTATGGAATCGGCTATTTGGTTCTTCCACAGGAATAAACTATGGGAAATATGTGACGAAGGTGTTAACGATAATGTTATTAAAACCATTACACGAAGAGTAAACGGTGGGTATAACGGATTAAAACATCGTCAAAAAGAAACTCATAAAATATATGCTTGGTTAAATTAGAAGAAAGCTCTGGTAATTTTTTTTCTGTCCGGTATAGTCGCAGATATATAAGATCTCATAGGACAGGAGAGCATGGATGAAATAGATATTGTACAGTTTGTACAACGTTCAGTAAAAGAGCGCAAGGTTATGGTTCTGGACCTTCTTGAAAACAACGGAATCAAAAGTATGGAGCATTATAACCTTTGTATGGGTGAACTTAATGCTTTGAATTATGTCTCTCAGGAACTCTCGGGCCTGCTAGAAAAACAGGAGCAATTTGATGACTAAACAAGAAGCAGCCGTTGATCTAAGTGCTGTTAAAGAAGGTGTAGAAAATTTATACGTCTCAAAAGCAGAACGTGTTTTAGATCCTTCAAAAGCAGATCAATCTCTCATAGACCGAATGCCGGAGCCAACAGGTTGGAGGATGTTAATCCTTCCGTATCGTGGTAAAGGAAAAACACAAGGCGGGGTTCATTTACCAGACCAGGTAATTGATGACGGTCAAATACAGACAGTCGTTGGTTACGTTTTAAAACAAGGTCCACTTTGTTACAAAGATCAAGAAAAATTTCCAAATGGTCAGTGGTGTAACGAAAAAGATTGGGTAATCTTTGCAAGATACGCGGGATCAAGATTTCGCATTGACGGTGGAGAAGTTAGAATTTTAAACGATGATGAAATTTTAGCTACCATTCAAGATCCTGATGATATATTAAGTTTGTGAGGTAGATATGCAAGAAGCACAAGAAAACAAAAAAGTTGTTGTTGATGACGGTACTGTAGAAATTGATACAGGTGGCGAAACAGAAACGACTATTGAATTAAAAGACGAATCTTCCGAAAAAGAAACGATTGCTGTAAGCCAAGAAGCTTCATTGGTTGAAGAGCCGGTGGAAACTGAGCAAGAACAAGTTTCTAGTAATGCTCAAAAGCGTATTAATCGTTTGACTAAAAAAATGCGTGACGCTGAGAAAAAAGAACAAGAAGCAATTCGTTATGCTCAACAAATTCAAAAAGAATCCCAAGAATTAAAACAAAGGATGGCTTCTCTCGATAATGGCTACATGCAAGAATTTGGCACACGTATTGACGTGGAGACAAGTCAAGCAGAAGCAAATTTAAAACGGGCCGTTGAAATTGGTGATGCAGATCAAATGGTTGCGGCACAAAAACAGTTAGCTAAATTAAGTTATCAAGCTGAAAGATACAATGAAGCCAAAAACCAACATGAAAAACAACTTGAGGCCCAACAGCAGGCTACAAATCAGCAGCCTCAACCTGCTCAAACAATGCAGCAGCCTCAACCTGCTCAACCAGAAATTCGTAGACCTGATCCAAAAGCAGAGGCTTGGGCTCAAAAAAATGAATGGTTTGGTTCAGATGAAGCAAAAACTTTTGCGGCATTTGGAATACATAAAAAACTTGTCGAAGACGAAGGGTTTGACCCGACGAGCGATGAGTACTATACTGAACTTGATAATCGTATTGCTTCAACCTTTAATATGGAGGTTGCAGTGAATGATTCGGGTACTGGTAAACGCGCCGCTCAGACGGTTGCCGGTGTTTCCCGCGCTACTGGTAGTAGTAATTCTGGGCGCAATCGAAGGGTAAAACTCTCACCGACCCAAGTAGCAATTGCTAAAAAATTAGGTGTGCCGCTAGAAGAATATGCGAAACATGTGAAGGAGTAAGAAAAATGTCTGATGTAACGAAAGATCGTTTTGAGGGTATTGATCGTGCCCCTCGCAATAATAAAACACGGGAGAAAACGGAACAAAGACGTCCGTGGGCTCCCCCGTCCATGCTAGATGCTCCGCCTGCGCCAGAGGGCTTTAAACATCGTTGGATTCGTGCTGAAGCGCGTGGTTTTGATGACCGCAAAAACATTTCAGCAAGAATGCGTGAAGGTTTTGAACTTGTTCGAAGGGACGAGTTTCCAGACTTTGAGGCACCAGTGATTGATTCAGGAAGATATGAGGGAGTGTTTGGGGTTGGTGGACTTGTTCTTGCTAGAATACCTATTGATACTGCTAAAGAACGTAATGAATATTTTGCGCGTCGCAATGCCGACCAAATGACAGCAGTTGATCAAGATATGATGCGCGAGAACGCACATTCAACCATGACGATCAATAAACCTGATCGTCAATCTCGTGTAACCTTCGGTGGCTCTCGCAAAGAATAGCGGGGCCCCACAAATTGACGGAGAAATGTTATGGCAAATGCCGAAACAGCTTTTGGTCTTCGTCCTGTCGGGCTGGTGGGCAGTGCAACAAATAGCACTGGTCTTACTACCTATGAGATTGCGTCGAATAATACCAACGCACTCTTCCAGTACGGTCTTGTCGTACCCACAGCAGCGGGTGTAATAGATCAAGCTGGTGCTACAAGCGGTGGAACCACCGCAGCATTAGGAGTCTTGATGGGAATTGAATACCATGATAGCGCTCAAAAGAAACCTGTGTTCTTAAATTATTGGCCAGGTGCAAATAGTGTAAGTGTTGACACAAACTTTCCGGTAAAAGCACTCGTTGCGGACAATCCGGATCAATTGTTTGCTGTCGCCGCAGATGCTTCTCTTACTAACCGGGCAACCGCGTTAGCAACAGTATTTGCAAATGCTTCACTTGGAACATCCGCTCGTACCGGTGTAACCGCTACAGGTCGTTCCAACTCTCAACTTAGTGTGGCTTCTGTAGCCGTTACAGCAACTTTACCTTTGCGTATTGTTGGGCTAGTAGATGATGATTCAAACAATGATTACGCTTCAGCAGGAGCGCATTTGTTAGTAAGAATCAACGCACATTACAATGCAGCAACCCGTCGTTTTGATTCGCAGACTACTGCGGATTCAACCGGCACATAAGGAAGGGAATAGAATATGGCT